CCACGCGAAGCTGCCGGAGGTCGTGGCGGCCCTGAACGCGGTCATCGCGCGGCTCAACGCCCGCCGCGACCGCGGGCCCGAGTCCACCCGGGTCATGACGGAGGCCGACGCCAGGGCGATCAGCCTGGGCGAGCAGCGGGCCCTGTCCCACACGAAGGCGGCCGAGGCCCTGGGGCTCTCCTACGGGCAGGTCTACTCGGCCCGCAAGGGGTTCACCTTCAAGGCCGTGTACAAGGAGGCCGTGAAGGCGGGCTTCACCAAGGAGTAGCCTAGTCAGGAGGGCCCGCCGCGAGGCGGGCCCTCCGAGCGAGGCCCCTCTCTTTTTCGCCCCCAAGGCCGGCGAGGGCCGCCCCTGCGCGCCCGCCGGGGCGTCGGGGCCTCGGGCGTGGGCCCGCTGTGGCCCGCGGGAGCCCGTTGGCATCGTAGCCCGACGCCCCACGGCCGACGGGCCGTTGGGCAAGGGCCCGCCGGAGCCCGCGGGGGCCCGTTGGCATCCGCAGGGGAAGACCGGCGGCCGGAGGGCGAAATTTTTGACACACCGCGCGTCGGCCCCATGCACATCGCAGCGGGCCAGGTTCCGACCTTTCAATGGATCAACAAAAGTTACGAACACCTTTCCCCAATTAGAATAGTTTTTAAAACGATTAACAGTTACGAACACAACTGAATTTACACTGGCTACCTTATATAAGCTACCCTTACGACTAAATAATTTCCCAACTAGATATACTAGAATAAAAAGTATATAAACCCCTATATATATTATTTTTATAACAGTGCTCCGTTTAACATCTTTAGTATTTACCCCAATATAGAGTTGTTACTAGAATATCTAGTTGATTCTAATATTAATCAAAGGCTACCTTATATAAGCTACCCAATGTTCACCCAAAACGAGCGGAGTATGCTCCCTGAAATAGAGGCAATCTTCGCTTCGCGTCGTTTTTTGCTACCTTAAGTGCCCAAAGCTGTCTAAAGTCTCTAGTTCAACTTCGCGAGGCAAATCGGCTTTTCTCCAACTAGAGCTACTAGACACCTTTTGGCACTCAAGGTACACCCTGCGTATCTAATTGAAGTAGCCCCCACACTAACATTTAGGGCATTCTTGAGTCTCTAGTTGACATAGTTACGAACACCTTCGGGCGACGGCCGTCCTACCGCCCCAACGCCCTATGCCCATCGAGCAAAAAAAGGGGCGCCTGTAACGGCGCCCCAAGGCCAACAGCGAGGTGTTCTACATGACTACGAGCGAGGCCTCGACGGTCTCATCGCCCCAGTCGGTGTTTCCCGGGTGTCCGATTATTACGGCCCCGTCATCCCTGACCCGCACTTCGGCCGGCCCGTGCCCGAGCGTGCCGCAATACTCCCTGATCTCCTGAATCATGCTGGCCAGCGTGGGGCCTCGCATGCCCGGCGGGTGGCCTGGGGTCCACTCGTGAATGATCGTCTCATGCCCACTGAGCGACGGGTCTAGGTTGACCAGGATCGCGGAGATGGCCTCCCTGCGATCGAGCCCGAACCTCCTGACGTACGGGTCCGGCTCGGCCGACTCCTCGCCGGCCTCGAAAGCCTCGTTGAGCATGTCCACGAACGAGTCGGCGTCATCGATGCCCTCTACCGGGGCGGGCTGGGCGATGCTCGGCCCCTCGATGTAGCCCCTCACGATGCTGTACGGTCTTGTCATGTCTGCTCCCTAGTAGTGGAGGTAGACCATGCACGCCCACCAGGCGTGCTTGTGCGGGTGTCCCCACCACACCTTGAAGTACGGGTCGGTGGGGTGCCTGTGGTGCTCGAAGCCGAACCACGAGCTGCGATACCTCCGGTAGATCGATATCGGGTGCATCACGACCGCCAGCTGCGCACGAGTTCGGCGGCGTCCCGCGTGGGGGCGTCGAGCACGGAGCAGTACCCGTAGATGCCGTTGTCGTAGGCGGCCATGACCACGTCGGCCAGATGGCTGGGGCTATCGATGCGCGTGTTGAGCGTGGGGATGAGCCCCTGGATGTCACGGGTGGTATCATTGAAGCGGATGCCGTCGGGCGCCGTCTCGGCCACGATAACCTGACCCTCTGCTGCGTACATGCGGCCCGTGTTGAACTGGACCCGACATCTGCGATTCGTCATTTGTTCCTCGCTGGTTGAGTGCGCGTAATTTCGCACATTCTTATTATATCACACCCGAGCTAGGATGTACACACCCTAATTCTCTGCCATCAGAGCCAGATCCTGTCCCGAGGGGCGCCGCACGCCGGGCATGGGGCGAGGTCCGGCCAGTCGTGGGGGACCTGTTTCCTGCAGTCGTGGCAAGTCAGGTTCGGCGGCCTGGAGTCGTGCATGACGCCCTCGACCAGAGGGTCGAGCGCCCGGCCCTGGTCTGATAGCGGCCAGGGCGAGGGGGCGAGCCGCGCCCTGAGCGCGGCGATGTCGGCGGCCATGACCCCGAGGAGCTCGATGATTCGCTCGGTCTCTCTCATGACGGCCTCACGATCTCTGTGACATAGTACGCCCCGTCCATCCGGGCGTCGTTCGCCCAGTCGGTGGCGGCGGACTCCGATTCGAACGGGCCGTACAGGCGCGTGCACCACTCGCCCACACGCTGCTCGTACTCCTGACTGACGATCACGAAGGCCCGCTCGTCGACGATCTCCGGCTCCCTCGGCGCGAGCTTCTGGGTCACACTACCGAGGGTGTGCACGGCGTCCCGCATGACCCGGAGCGCCCGGTTCTTGGCCACCCTGACGGCGATCGGGAGCATCTCGTACCGGCTCCGGCCCTCCGCGACGGCGGCGGCCGCGTCCATCAGGTCTTGCCGCCCCTGATCGTGGAGGTGTGGGTGGAACCAGTTGGGGCGCTCGCGGTCGAGCGCGGCTATCAGGTCGTCGTCCTTACACCTGAGGACGTCGTCGCAGGTTACCGGGTTCATACTATCCTCCTGATCCTGGTGTGGCCGGGGCCGCCGGGCGGGAGCCGCTTGAGCGTCCCGTCGGGGCGACAGGCTTCGTAGTACGGGCCGACGTCGGCGCCGTCGATGCGGGCGAGGCCGAAGCCGGCGAAGGGGGACCCGCCGGAGAGGCGGAGGACGGCGGACACCCTGACCATGACGAGGTGGCCGGACCACTCGGCCTCCGTGACGTGGTCGGCCTCGGGCACGGCGGAGTTGAGCACCGATGAGCGCCCCGACCACGGGCCGTACACGCGACGGGCCGAGCCGTCGGCGATGGTCAGGTCGAACGGGGCGCCGCCGAAGCCGTGCTGGTCGCTCGGGTTGTGGACGAGCATCTTGACGAGGTCGCCGTACGCGGCGTGGTACAGCGTGCCGCCCCCGGAGAGCGGGGCGTACCTCCACGTCAGGTCCTCGGTGCGGGGGACGCCGTCGGCGCCCGTGACGCCGAGGGCGAGGACCGGGCCGTTGCCGTAGCCGGCCCGCCAGTCGACGTCGATGTACCTGAGTCTGGCTTCCATGCGATGGGCTCCTTGCGCTTATGCGCGACGTTGCGCATATAGTAATTATAACACGCCCGAGCTCGGAAGTACACGCCCTAATTCGCAGCCTCGATCAGTCCAGCACGATCGCCGGCACCGCGATGCGGACCTCGTCGCCCGCCTCGGCGTGCCACGGTCCGCCGTCGAGGTCGACGGTTATCAGCGTGCGGTCGTCGCCGTCGGTGACCCGTAGCCGCGGCATCACGTCGCAGGCGTCGTCGACGCGCATGCGGATCGATTCGGTGAACCTGACGCTGCCGTCGCCCAGCTCCCACAGCTCGGCGGGCAGCGGGAATACGAGCGTCTGCCACGCGCCCCCGGCGACGCGCAGGCGCACCCGCAGCTGTACGGCGCTGGGCAGCCATGCATTGAGCAGTTCCTCTGGTGATGAGCCTAGCAGGTCGCCGATGAGGGCGTCGTCGGGTGCTGGCGTCCACAGAGGGGGCCGCTTGCCCAGCGCCGGCAGCGCGGCGATGGCGGCGCCGCTGACGATCAGCTTGAGGAACGTTCTACGGGCGGTCATGGCTTCTCCGGCATGTTGTCGTCTCCGGTCAGCATGTAGTGGCGCCACTTGCGCGCGTCGGCGAGGACCGACTCAAGATCGGCGGGGTCACACGTCGCCCCGTCGTTTCGCATCCCGTCGATCATCCGCTGAACCGTCTGCTCGTCATCGTTCATGCTCACGTCCGCTCCTCCCGCTCGCGCAGGAACGCCTCCTCAAACGGCTCTAGCCGGTCGGGCTCCCACTCCGGTTCCGGCGCCGGCTTCTTGGCGACCGCCATCATCGCCATGACCAGCATGCCGGCGAACGCGCCTACGAGGAAGGCGATAAAGTGTGATACGATGACCATGGGGCTCGCCAAAAAGGTGGGGGCCCCGGACGACGCTGACCGGCTCGAACGAGGGCACGAGCGGGCGTTGGGCGTGGGGGCCCCCGAAGAGGGTTAGGCCCCCGACCGTACCGGTCCTGGGTCGGGGGTGACTCGAGAGAGCTTCATACGGGCGGAGTGACCCGCCCGAGTGCCGGGCTGTTTCCCTTTACGACAGGAGGCTGTCCGCGTCGGCGGGGGTGGCCTCGACCTTCGCCTTGGCCCGACGAGCGGGCTTAGGCGCCTGGGGCGTATCACCGTCGGCCGCCGGCTCCTTCGGGGCGGACTTGCGCGAGCCCGACCGCTTGGCCAGGAAGGCCTCGGCCTCCTCGGCCGTCGCGGTGTTGAGGCCCTCGACCGCCGTGACCACCTCGTCGGTGCCGTTCGCGTCGTAGTCCGGCACCTGCTTCAGCCACGCCACGGCGGCGTCCTTCTGCTCCTGGGTCGGGACGAACGCCGCGTCGATGTAGCCGAAGTTCCGGCCCTTGACGATGTCCGCGACCTTGCCGCCGGTCGTGCCGTAGCGCCGGGCGATCTCGCCCTCCTTGTTGCCCGTCTCCTGGAAGCGGATCATGTAGACGAGGGCGTGCGGGATCTGGCCCCGTACGATGTTCGCCAGCGTGCGTTCCGCCTTGACTTCGGTGCTTTCCGTGTTCTCGTTCATGCTCATCTCCTGGAAGTGTTGCAATCGCGGATTTAATCGGCTCCGCGCATCACCTAGTCCCAGAAGCGGGACGAGAGCCACAGCCCGGCGACCCTACTGCCTCGCCTGACCGCAAACTCATAGACCAGGGCCGCTACGACCCAGAGCGGCGGGAATACTAGGCCCGCCACACAGAGGATCGCAACAATCGCGTGCGCCCGTGTCACTTACTGTCTCTCTTCATGCCCGCGCCGACCCCGACCAAGAAGGCCGCCACAAATATCAGCGCGTGATACACGATTCCGAACGTCCACAGCGCGATCTTGATCGCCGCTCTCATTGTATATTCTACACCATCCGAGGTAGGATGTAAACTGCTTTGATCCTGATCCATGATCAGGGGGCCTCCCGATTCAGCTTCACCTCGGCGGCGCGTATGCTGTCCAGCGCGCGCTCGATCCGTGACCCGTAGCCGATGATGCCCTCATACCGGAGCCACGCTTCGAAGCACTGAGAGGCGGACATGTGCCGGACGACCTCTGGGGACAGCTCTGACTCCGCGAGGTTCATCTGGACGTCGCCACTAAGCTTGCTCGTGTCGATCATAGCCCGTCCTTCCTGATGCGGGTGAACTCGACCGAGCCCGTCCCGCGCTTGTACACGCCGAGGAGCAGCCCGTTGCGAGCGCTGTACACCTCGATGACCTCGCCCGCCTTGCAGTCCCAGTGACAGAGGGTCAGGGCCCGGTCGTGGGCGCGTCGGGCGTCGGAGTAGTACCGTCTCGGGATGTTGCGCTTCAGCTTCGGATCCCATAGACGGAACGGCCGCTCCGAGTAGCGGTTCTTCGGGTGGCGGGCCTTCATCGGGCCCTCCGATTGATCCGCTTGGACGCGCTGGCCATGCGGCGACGGGCGAGGCGCTTGTCGCGCTCGGCCGGGGACGCGGTGCGCGCCCCGGTCTGGGACCGGTTGCGCGGGGTGTGCTTGTTCATGTGACCTCCGATAGTTCGGGTCGGCGCGAGATTGCACCGTATACTGATTATATCACATCCGAGCTCGGGAGTACACACCCAAATTCCTGAACCATGACCCGCGCATGTGGCTGTTTAAACAATCGCGCGCGCCCGCGTGTGCGCGCGTATTATACCGCATCCGAGCTCGGAAGTACACACCCTAATTCGCAGCCATGATCGAGGCCATGATTAGGGCTGTTTACAAGTGATAGTCGTCATGTTATAATAGGAATGTCAGTTGAGGAGGTCATATGAGACTAGACGTTGGATTGCCCGATGAGGTGTCCGACTCGGAGAGGGTGCGACGGCTCCTGGTCGGCAGGTTCATGTGTCGCGCCGACGGCGATAACACCATCCAGGTCTCGCCACTGGCCTGGGACTACCTGATCGGCATGGGCCTGCTCGTCGACCCGATCGGCGGTCGCATGGCGGTGGACCCCGAGTGGGCGTCGTACCGCCGGCTGGATAACTGGGAGTGGCTCATAGCCAGGAACAGGGAACTGTTCTCGGACCGGCTGGTTGACATGATCAACGACGTGTCGAAGACCGTGGAGGAGTACACCGTCGGCCTGTCGGCGGACGAGTACAGGATCCTCCTGAATTACGGCGGGAGGGACGTGTACGATTTTTTTGTGTTCGACCACCGGTTCGGCGCTCCGCCCCGGGGTCGGGAGTATAGGAGCAACCTGCGGAAGCCGTGGCACGAGGGGCCGAGGAGGGGCCGGCCCGATAACGGCCTGCTCGCCCTTCGCAGGAGGATCGACCGCAGGATGGATCGCGGGGAGGACGTGTCAGACGACCTGGTCGAGCTGCTCCGGAGGCGGGGCCTGATCGAGCGGGGGCTGGACTGGAGGGATGTTCCGCCCCAGACCGAGACCGATGATTAGGGGCGTGTACTTCCGAGCTCGGATGTAGTATAATGGTAGAGTGATCGATCGACCTAAGGAGAGACTCGTGATCCTGTACCTGACCGGCGCCTACGGGCGAGACTACAACACCCCCGAGGGGGCGAGGGCCGACTGGCATGCGGGCAAGGATTTCCGCATCACCGGCGGGCCGTACTGCAGCGTGAGGGATAAGGCCCTCCTCTTCGAGAAGGGCTTCGGGGCGATAGTCGTGCTGAATCGCTCCACCGGCCGGCAGGTGTACGCGGAGACGCTGGCGTGACGGAGCTGCCGCGGATGCTGCAGGCCGACGTGCTGGCCGCGTACCCCGAGCCGGAGTTCCTCCGGCCGTGGCGGGTGATCGTCACGTGCAAGCTGATGAACCTGTGCACCGCCGACCAGGCGAGGGGCGTGGTCTACAACCTGTTCGGGGCGTGGGATCACCCCGCTCGACTGGCCTCGGCCGGGGAGGGGCTGGAGGAGCTGCTCCGGCCGCTCGGCATGAAGAGCGTACGGGCCGCCGCCCTGCGCCAGATGTCCTACGACTTCCAGCGGGGCGTGCCGGCCGAGCGGTGCTTCGGCGTCGGGCAGTACGCCGTCGAGAGCCTGCGGATATTCATCGGCGGGGACCTGAACTTCGAGCCGGACGACGTCAAGCTCAGGGCCTACGTGCGAGCGGCGAAGGCAGTTAAGAGCGCTGCTCTGCCTACGGAGTGCTGTGGCGGGGATGAGGACGACTGCATATGGGGCATAGCCAACTGCCCTAAGGAGAGGTCGTGAACTTCACGATACTGGTCGGTGACGTGGTCACCGTCAGGCCGAATCGAGAGCGGACCCGCGGGCTCGTAGGCATCGAGATGATCGTGATCCGGGAGTTCGGGCACGGCATCTTCTGGTGTGAGGGTCCGGATGGTTTCGTGTGGCGCCTTCACAGCGCCGAGCTGGACCGGGCGCGCCGTCCGTCGGACGAGCGGAGGCGGGCTGAGATAGACGAGCGCCTCCTCGTCGCGGAGAGGCGCCGCCAGGCGGAGCTCGTCGTGATCGAGAACAACGCCCGGATGTACGCCCGGGTGAGGAGGTACGGTGTCCGACTGACGGCCAAGGGGCTGCCGGACGGGCGTATGAAGTTCGTCCTACCGCCCAGGATCCGGGCGAAGGGGAGGTGATATGCTAGATCATAGGCCGAAGTGTCAAGTCGAGGAGTGCATGAGGGAGGCCGCACAGCGTGTGGCGCTCAAGGTGAAGGCCCTGAACGGCGCTGGGGACATGGTGCTGTTCCTCAAGGTGTACTCGTGCGACAAGCATGCCACGCCGTACACGGCTAAGCGGGTGCTCGACGACGATCGCACCAGGCGCAGCATACAGGCGACCCTCCTGAGGAGGGGGGTCTCGATGGTATCATGGGAAGAGTCCGAGGCCGGCTGGGCCCGGATCTAGGGGAGCGCTATGTCGAATATCAAGAAGTACCGGCCGGCCTCGTCACACGATGACGCGTCCAAGTTCCGGCGTCGTATGAAGGCGTACGCTAAGCTCGAAAAATTGCGGGAGGCCGCGCTTAGGGCCCCAGTCGAGGCGGTGGTCCTGCCCATCAAGGGCCGGAAGCCCTAATCAAGGGCCCCTGATCATTCTTTACACAAGTAGCAATAACTGTGGTATAATAGTACTGTTATCTCCACCGTTCGGGTTTCTCCCGCACGAACCAACAAAATATGCGGTTAATGAGGGGACTGCGTGTTCAATGCAGAGCTTGCGCTGAAATTTTCGCGCATCGGGTTCTTTATCTTCCCGCTGTATAGAAGCACTAGCACGGATAGGCCATGGGTCGAGGCGAAAGGCTGGAACCGATTTCCCGGGGGACTGCCCTCGGATGGCCGCATAGAGCCCGAAAAGGGCGAGGTCCCGGCCACATCCGACGAAAGCTCCATCCGACAGTGGGCGAACAGCGCCGTCACGGTCGGATACGGGATCTGCGCGCCGTTTAACCTGATCTTCGACCTTGACGTCAAGCACGGCAAGAACGGGGTCACGGAGTTTACGGACATAAAGGCGCGATTCGGGGTCCCGAATCCGTCACTGATAGTCAAGACCAAGTCAGGCGGGCTCCACCTGTACTACGCTCGCGAGCCGGACCTGGTGCCCGCCAAGGTCGGCAAGGCCACAGACCTGCGAATCGATCAGCGGATCCACGCCGGGGTGGACCTGATCGCCAATTCCGGCTACGTCGTAGGTCCCGCCCATGAGGGCACCAAGGACGATTGGGCCGAGGGGCGATACACGCTGATCAAGGCGAACTTCGACGCCCTGACCGTGTGCCCGACAGAGGTGTACCGGGGCCAGATTCGCACCACGGCCGCCGATCGAGTGGTGGCCAGATCCACCACGGCCGATGAGCTGATCGTCAACGCCTACCAGAGCGAGGACGATGACCTGATGGGGCTGATACGGGCGGGTAAGGTGCCCGAGAAGATCCCGGCCGGCAGGAGGGACAGCCTCCTGACGTCCCTGATCGGCGTCCTAAAGGCTAGGCGACTGCCTAGGGACACGGTCCGCATGGTGTGTGATAAGTTCCTAGAGAACTGCGAGCTGGCCATCGGCGAGACTCGCGAGCAGTTCCTGAAGGCCATAGGTCTGGACAGCAAGTTATCGCGGTTTTACTCCGTGCCGGGGGACGTGAACGATCCCCGCGTGGTGGCGAGGGAGCTGGTGGATATCGGCAAGTGCTTCAAGCTAGTGGATCAGCTGCCCGGGGCCGTGGCGTTCATAGCCATGGCCGATAACGGGTACCTGTCGCCCAGGATCATCTATACGGAGACCAAGGCCCGCCAGGACCTAGCTCCGTTCGCCAGGCCGATACCGGATTCGGAGAATAAGAGGCCCGTGAATCCGCTGGATCTCGTGATGAGGGACTCCTCCATGCCCCGGGTGCACAGCACGGGGTACATCCCTAAGCCGGTCATGGCGTACATAGACCCGGCCGACGGTACCGAGAGGGTCAACCTGTACGTGCCACCACAGATCCCGATAGGGTGCCGTAACCCGTCCGGCGTGGTGCAGAGGTACGAGGACCTGGTGTACGAGATCTGCGGTGATATGACCGATTACTTCCTCGATTTCATGGCCCACGTAGTGCAACGGCCTTGGATCAAGATGGGCCAGGCGCTCCTGATCATATCTCACGCGCACGGGTCCGGCAAGAACACCCTGGTGCAGGTGATGAAGCCCCTGATAGGCCCCAAGAACTACCTCCCGGTGTCGGGGCTGTCCCCGCTGGTCGAGGACAAATCCGTGGTCATGGACTGTAACGTGTTAGTGGTGTTCAACGAGGTGTCCAGGCCGGCCAACCGCAATGCCTGGACCGACATGTCCAGGGCGGTGAACAAGCTGAAGACGGCCATATCGGAGTCCTCGGCGCAGATCAACCCGAAGTACGAGCGACAGCGCACCATAACCACGTACTCCAACTTCGTGATGCTATCCAACGACGATTGCCCCTATGACCTCGATCAGGGGGACCGTCGCATAGCGGTGGTGAACAATGACCCGCCGAAGCTGGACCAGGCCAAGTTCGGCCCGGTCGCCGATTTTGCCCATAACGAGAAGAACATGCGACTCACCCCTCGCGAGTACGAGGACATGGTCTTCGAGTTCAACGAGTTCTTCCGGGCCCGAAAGGTCTCACACAATCTCACCACGGCCGACGCGCCGATGGGCGAGGCGAAGCGGGCCATGCTCACGTCGATGGCCTCGCCCATCGCCCAGGCCCTGCGAGACTTCAGGATGGTGAAGAGCGCCGGCACCGACGGGCGGTTCATCAGCGAGGACATGATCATCTACATCCTCCGCCACCGGTTGGGGTTCAAGGAGTTCGGTAAGGATCGTGGGCGGTACGACATATTCGAGCAGTTTGTGGACAATGGCATCGTGCACAGGCTGGGGCAAAAAGGAAACCAGAAGAAGGCTCGAGTCATCGTAGGTCTCCCCGCCCTGCGTGACAGGGAGGATTCCCCGCTCATCGGCCCGATCCGGCCGCTCGACGGGCCCAGCAAGACCTTCGTCTGGGCCGACCAGGGACTGCTCCTGCACGATATTTCGGACGCCGCCGTCAGGGACGAGCTGTGGACCGCCAGCTCGCGCCTCCGGGACCCTAACCCGACCGGAAAGTCGGACGTCCTCAGCATAATCAAATGAATCCAGGTTCTCTCCGTAAGGTTAAGACGCAGCTATATACGTTGGTACTTTCTGATAGCCCTAGGTGTATCCTAATAACCTTTTAAAATCAACAACTTACGAACTATGCGAGATTGCATCTTTTGCGTGTTAGACGGCGTCCTGGCGGACTCGGCGCATCGCCGGTCCGTGACCAATCCGGCCATGATCGGCCCGGTGGTGAAGGGCGATAGCGTCGTGGAGCCGGTCAAGGAGCTGCTCGCGTGCATGTACGCGGCGGACTACCTGATCTACATCTACACCCATCGACCGAGGGAGGCCGAGGAGGACACCGTCGAGTGGCTCCACCAGAACGGGGTGCGCTACTGGCGACTGCTCACCGTCCCGGAGGTCAGGGGAGTGCCCCAGGCCAAGGTCAAGCTAGACCTGATCGGCAGCCTCGACCTGACTGACCGATTGCGCTTCGTCATCGACTGTGACGAGGCGTCGATCCGCCTATGGAGGGCCTTTAACATCCCCTGCTTCCGACTGGAGCTGTGATGAGAGAGCTATTCGGCCTAGACGTTGAGACGGCCGGCACCGTCAAGGAGGTGGCCCAGTTCGCCGGGCTAGAGCCGTGGCGCATGTGGCGAGGTCACGCTCACATAACGGACGTGGGCGTGTGCCGGCCGGATGGGTCGACATTGGCCCTGTCTCGCAGGAAGATGGGGGACGACCTGTTCGAGCGGTCGGTCAGGGAGGTCCTGAGAGACCTGGCCGGCAAGGTCGTGTACTGCCAGAACACCGTATTCGATCTGGCCTGGATACTGGGTACCCTCAAGGGAAGTCGTACGGAGCAAATTCCCGGGGAACTTAGAGCCATAAAATGGCAGGATACCAAGCTCCTGGCGAAATGGCTGGCCAACGGACAGTACGCCGAGGACACGAGGTTCAGCTACTCTCTCGTGAACCTGGTCAAGACCTTCCTGCCGAACCACCCGCTAACGGAGGAGTTCGTCCGGATCAAGAGCGGTGATATGCCCGAGGCCGGGCAGGATCCGGAGTACTGGGAGAAGCGAAACCTGTATGACGTGATCCTGACTCGCGCACTGGCCGAGTACCTCGAGGACAAGCTCCCGTCCGGCCAGAGGATGGGCTACGGCACAGAGATGAGGAACCTGCTGCCCGTGGCCAATAGCTGGCTCACCGGCATTCGAGTTAACGTGGGCCGCCTCGAGGAGGTGGAGTTCGACTTCCTGCGAGAGCAGAAGGAGATCATCGATAGGATCGGGATCTCACCGTCCGTGATCACCTCGCCCAAGCAGCTAGGTCACCTGCTGTTTAAGGAGATGGGCCTGTCGCCGACCAAGTACACGCCGACCGGCACGCCGTCCACGGCGGCCGACGAGCTGAAGATGATCATGTATCGCATGACCCAGGGCGATGACCCTAGGGCCCCCGTCATGAGGGACATCTGCCGGTACAAGCAGGTCGCCACCCTCATGTCGAAGTACGTGACTGCCGCCAAGGAGGCGCTGCGGCATACCGGTGACGGGTTCATATACGGCTGTCCCATCATATTCGGGACCTACACTGGTCGATACACGTACGCGTCTAAGACGCTGGATACGTGGCGAACAGGCATTGCGTTGCACCAGATCCCTCGCAGGGACAAGGCGATCCGGTCATTCCTCGCCCCGCCTGACGGTTATAAGGTTTACGAGGCGGATGCTGCGGGCCAGGAGTCTCGTCTCATGGCCATCAGGTCGGGCGACCCTAACATGCTGAAGGTGTTCTCGGACGGGCTGGACTTTCACGCCGTTACGGGCTCCAACGTGGTGGGCAGGGAGTACGACGAGTTCATGACCCAGTACCGCGCCGGCGACCATCGCACCATCGAGGAGCGCCAGTACGGCAAGCTGACTAACCTGTCCTGCAACTATCGCATCGGCGGTAAGGCCCTCTCTAAGAAGGCCTTCGACGACTATGACATGTTCATGACGGTGGATCAGGGCATGTTCCTCGTCAACGGGTTCTCTCGCACATACCAGGGCGTGCCCAAGTACTGGCGCGAGGTCATCATCGAGTCTAAGGCTAAGGGGTACACCGAGGCGTTCGGCGGGCGTAGGTACAAGATCCGACACTGGAACGGCGACCGCTCGTGGGAGTCGGAGTCCTCGGCCATCAACCTCCCGATCCAGGGCGGAGGGGCGTCGATGAAGAACATCGCCATCGCCGAGATCCACGAGGCCGACGCCGACTGCCACTTCAGCCTAGACCTGCATGACGCGTCATTCGTGTGGGTGCCGGAGGACCGGGCCCAGGAGAAGAAGGAGATCCTGGATCGGACGCTGGCCGAAATCGATTATAGCAAGTATTGGGGCTTCACGCCCTCCATCCCGCTACCGTACGATTCCAAGGTCGGTGCCAATTTTGGGGAAGTAAAATAATGGCCAAATCCATCGCGCTAAGTCATAGCCGCCTAAGCACGTACAACCAGTGCCCTAGGAAGTTTAAGCTCCAGTTCCTGGATAAGGCCTTCCCTCAGGAGGACGCCGACAAGAGCCCGCACCTAGTGCGCGGTAACAACGTTCATAAGGCGCTGGAGGGGTACGTGGTTAAGCGCCTGTCCGGGCAGAATGACATACAGCCCTCGTCCCTGAAGGAGGTCGAGACCACCAAGCCGCTGATCGATCGCCTGTTTCAGGAGTTCGACATGATCATGCCAGAGGCGCAGGTGGCCGTCGATAGCGAGTACAAGAAGGTGGAGTGGTTCGACTCCAACGCGTACTATCGCGTGATCATGGACATCATCGGCAAGGGAGATAGCACGGCCTTCGTGGGCGACTACAAGACGGGCAAGATCAACGACTACAGCGGATACGGCGGTCAGCTGCACCTGACCGCGGCCATCACGTTCTGCGTATTCGAGGACGTGCAGGACGTGACGGCGGCCTACCTGTATGTGGATCACCAGAAGGTGAATAAGATCAAGTTCCACCGGTCCGAGCTGCCGGCCCTGATCCAGCACTTCGACGCGGAGCACGTCAAGGTGAACTCTGACAAGGAGTTCAAGCCGGTGCCCAACGACTTCTGCAAGTGGTGCCCAGCCACCAAGGCTCAGTGCCCGTACTCGAGGAAGATCTGATGAAGCATATCTTCACGCTACTGGTGTTCTGGGCCGTGTGCGTGATCGTGATAGGTCTATCGTTCGGCATGGTGATCGGGCTAGCCTATAAGACCCTCGAGTGGGTGAGGGCATGGTGACCACAGTGCTGAGCGAGGCCGAGTCCATCATCTACGGTGATCGGGAGCGGACGTACGGTAAGCCGGGCAAGAACCTGGAGGCCATAGCCCTGTTTTGGGCCGCATACCTAGTGAGTAAGCACGGGGTCGCAATACGGCTGAGTCCGGAGGACGTGTGCGCCATGATGAGGCTCCTAAAGGAAGCTCGACTAATGAACCAGCCGAATCACAGAGACTCGATCGTAGACCTGTGCGGATACGCGGCGCTACAGGATAGGGTATTGAACGGTGACCCCGGAAGGGAAGGTGAAACTGAAAGTCCGAAGGTGGCTTAAGGATAACATGCCCGGGGCGTGGCTATACGCGGCCCCGGGCGGCACCTTCGGTAAGGCCGGAACTCCGGACGACATTGGTCTCTGGAGGGGGAGGTTCTTTGCTGTTGAGAGCAAGGCGGATCGCGGTTGCACGCTGACCGATTTACAGAGGAAGACCCTGATGAGGATGAAGGGGCAGGGTGCGATAGTAGCGGCGCTTTTCGGATTCGAAGAGAAAAAACTTGTGTACATCCGTGATGCGATCATACAAAGTACGCCACATTGGGAGTATGCACATGACACCTCGAGTACCGTTCGCGGAATACGCCTGGCCGACCCGAGCGGGCGGCTCGCCGTATCAGCACCAGAAGGTGACGACACAGTTCCTGCTGACGAATAAGAGGAGTTACTGCTTCAATGACATGGGGACGGGTAAGACGCTCAGCGCTCTGTGGGCGGCGGACTTCCTCCTCATCAATGATGTCATCAAGAGGGTGCTCATAACCGCTCCGCTATCCACCCTGCGAGCTACGTGGGGGCGTGAAATAATGTACAACCTACCGCACAGGCGGTGGGCCGTATGTCACGGGTCTAAGTCCCAGAGGATTAGTGTCCTCCGGGGAAATTCCGAGCTAGTTATCATTAACCATGACGGCCTTAAGATCGTCGAGGACGAAATCGTGAGGTCTGGGTTTCAGCTGTTCATAGTCGACGAGCTGACGGCGTTCAAGACCCACTCTACCGATCGCACGCGGGCGGCGGAGCGCATCGCCCGATCCATGAAGGGCGTATGGGGCATGACCGGCGTACCGACGCCCAACGGGCCGATCGAGGCGTTCGGACAGGCTAAGGTGGTAAACCCGTTTAACCCGTTCCTGCCCAAGTTCTTCGGCCAGTTCCGTGATCGGGTGGTGGAGAAGGTGACGGACTTCCTGTACGTGCCCAAGCCCGGAGCCAACGACGAGGTATTCAGGATCCTGCAGCCGGCCATCCGGTATACGCGGGAGCAGTGCATAGACCTGCCCCCTCGCACCTACGAGGTGCGCGATGTGCCGCTATCGCCGGAGCAGTCTATCGTGTACGAGAAGATGCGCAAGGAGCTCCTCGTACAGTACCAGCACGGCGAGATAACCGCGGCTAACGCCGGGGTCAAGGCCCTAAAGCTGCTGCAGATAGCGGCCGGATCCGTCAAGGACGACGAGGGCAAGGTCGTACACCTTAAGTGCGATAACAGGCTGAGCGAGTTGTACGACATATGGGAGTCCACCCCGCAGAAGAAGCTGGTGGTGTTCGCCGCGTTCAGGGCCAGCGTAGAGCGCATAGTGCAGTTCTTCGTGGGGCGCAAGGTCCGGGCCGCCTGCATAATGGGCGGGACGGACGGCAAGGTGCGAGGTCACCTGATCGAGGACTTCCAGAACGGCGACCTCAGCGTGCTCGTCCTGCAGCCGGCCAGCTCGGCGCACGGCATCACCCTCACCGCCGCCAACATCATCGTGTGGCACAGCCTGGTGCCGAGCAACGAGATCCACACGCAGGCCAACGATCGCATCACTCGCATCGGGCAATCACGCAACCAGCTGGTGATATACCTGATAGGGTGCAAGGCGGAGGCACACATCCTCAGCCTGCTGGAGAATAAAGAGGCCCAATCCAACGACCTGCTGAGCTCCTATTCGGAATTCCTGGCACCCTAATCATAGATCAGGATTAAAGGTGTGTACTTCCGGCGCTAGGTGTGATATAATTATAATGTAGCGTCCTAACATAATCAGGAGACCGTATGCCCATAAATATCGCAGCACTGGTGAAGGAGTATCGAGAGGTGCGAGACGCCCTGGATCAGGAGCGTCACCGCTACCAGGAATTCGAGCGTGGGGCCAAGGATAAGATGGCCCAGCTCAGCATGGCGTTGCGCGAGGTGGCCGACGAGATGGGCGTGGATTCGTTCCGCACCGACGAGGGCACGGCGTATCGCGTGGTGAAGGAGTCGTATCGGGTCGGGGTGTGGGAAGATGTCCTCGCCTGGATCAAGGAGACCGGCAACTGGCAGTGCCTCGAGAAGAGGATCGGCAAGCTGGCCACGAAGGAAGTTCATCAGGAGACGGGCGAGCTCCCGCCCGGAGTGGAGTACGACGCGGAGGTTGAGTTCGTCGTGCGCAAATCGTAGTGTCAACCGTGAGGACCTCACAGTATGAGCAACTTACCCGTAGTACCGGACTACCTGAAGGCCTTCATGGCCCCGGGCCAGACGCAGTCCTCGGATACGGAGTCGATGGCCTCGGCCTCGATCTCCATCCCGAGGGTCTCGCTCAGGGCCAAGAAGTTTCGCTGGATCGAGCAGGGCGAGGAGCTATTCGCCGAGCCGGAATCGCACGTCGTGATCCTGGCCGCGGAGCCGGGCAGCGGTCGGTTCGTCAAGACGTACTATGACGGACCGTATAACCCGGGCGACTCAAGCCCGCCGACCTGCAGCTCCTCCGACGGCGTCACTCCCGACTCGTGGGTCACCACTCCGCAAAACGGGGTGTGCGCCACGTGCAAGTGGAACCAGTTCGGCTCGGCTACGAGTCGGACGGGCAAGAAGTCGAAGGCCTGCCGCGACGCCAAGAGACTGTGGCTGGTTAGGGCGGACGATATTTCTGGCACCGTTTTTGGGATGAACGTGCCCGTCACGTCGCTCAAGAGCCTGTCAGAGCTCGGCCACCAGATCAAGTCCATCAACGCTCCGCTCTCGGCGGCCGTAGTCAAGCTGACCATGGATGAGGACGAGTCCTACCCCATCATCTCCTTCACGCTGGAGGGCTGGCTCAATGACAAGTGGGGCCCAGTCGCCATGAAGCGGAACGAGGGGAAGGACTGGCCCGGCGCGCTGAAGGACGGGCCCGCAGGTCCCGCCCTCTCGGCCCCGGCTCGACAGCCCCAGCTGCCGGTCAACGAGGCGGAGCAGGTCAAGGAGCCGTCGACTCAGGCTAAGGTGGCGCAGACCCCGCAGACCATCGAGGGGCAGTCCACCCCGGCCAAGGGTAACAGCGCCGACGACGCCCTCTCCACCTGGGGGTGATGTCATATAGCGGCGGGGCCGTTCGCGGCTCCGTCGCCTTTCAGGAGATTTGATGGACCATCTGATCCTGTCGCTGGGCCATAACAGCTCGGCGATACTCGTTCGTGATAACAAGATCGTGGCAGGCTACGAGACCGAGCGCCTGTCCGGCGTCAAGTCGGACTCTAGCTTCCCTAAGGGGGCCATAGAACTGCTGATCAGCCAGTGCGGGCTCTCCGATCCGGACATATACGTCAGTCACTGGGAGCTGTTCGGCGATGTGAATAAGATGGCCAAGAAGCACTGGGATTCGGGCTATCTGGTGTCCAGGTTTCCGAAGGCCAGGATCTTCTCGACCAACGAGTACTTCACCCATCACGACGCTCACGCGTGGAGCTCGATCACCTTCGCCGGTGACATACCATGCCAGGCCAAGGACCGCACGTTCATGATCGTGTGTGACGGGTTCGGCACGTTCGGCGAGCACCTCAGCATCTATAGGTACATCGACGGCATACCCATCCTGATCGAGCGGAAGTACGGGTTCGGCACGTCGTTGGGCCTGCTATATCAGTACACCACCTCGTACCTGGGGATGAAGATGAACCAGGACGAGTACAAGCTCCTGGCATTCGAGGCGCACATCGACGCCCTATTCGAGGCTAAAGCCGTATTCGAGAAGTCCCTGCGCGAGGTCATAGAAGCCACCTCCGACATGTACCTGGCCAGGCTGGGGTCCTACATGACGGAGGAGCGGACCGATCCGATGCTCAGCATCGGCGCGCTGCCCACCATAGCCAGCAACGTCGGCGACCTGCTGGCTAATACGGTTAAGGCCGTGCAGGCGAGGGACCTTAGCCACACCGAGCGCAGGATAGTCGTGGCGTACTTCGTGCAGTCGGTGGTGGAGCGGACCCTGACGGGCCTGCTCAGCACGCTGAACATGGATAACCTGATCCTGTCAGGCGGCGTGTTCTACAACGTCAAGGTCAACAGCGCCATATCACGCATGGTCAAGGGCCGGATCGCCGTCATGCCGCTGGCCGGAGACCAGGGCGCCGGGCTTGGCGTGTATGCGGCCATGTACCCGGAGCTGGAGTGGCCCGGTCACCTGTTCTGGGGCCATAGGCGCCTGAGCGCCGAGCAGTTCGACGGCACGCCGAACCTGAACTACTTCAGCTACGGTCAGGGGGATCGGGCCTTCGACGCCATAAACACGCAGCTCCACGTAAACGGCATGGTTAACGTCGTGCGAGGGGCGATGGAGTTCGGACCCAGGGCGCTGTGTCACACATCCACGCTAGCACGGCCGTCGGCCGAGGTGGCGGCATACATCAATCACATCAACGATCGGACGAACGAGATGCCCTTCGCCCCGGTCATGACCGCCGCCCAGGCCAACGAGAGCCTGATTGGGTGTGATAAGGTGCACAAATCCCTCGAGTATATGATCATAACCAGGGACGTGCACCCGGACCGGGGGGATGCGCTGGTCGGGGCCTCACACTTCGACAGGGATAGAATGGTGTACACCGCTCGGCCGCAGGTGGCATCTGACGCTAGGATCCTGGACCTGCTAGAGGAGCACGGTCCGCTGATCAACACCAGCTTCAACTTCCACGGCAGGCCGATAGTGTTCGACGCGGGGCAGATACTGCACACCCACGCGCTCGAGCAACAGCGGGTCGATCAGGATCGGCCCATCGCAACCGTAGTCATAGGAGAGTAGAGTGAAACATTCGCTGGAGCAGGTCATGCGGTTCAACCACGAGATCCTCGGGATCGAGCCTCGCATCCTCGGCCCGATGCAGCCGGACGAGGCGGATCACCTGGTCAGGTGCCTGGACGAGGAGACGAGCGAGTTCACGGCGGCCTTCGTCAATCACGATTTCATTGGCCAGATCGACTCGATCATGGACCTGATGTACTTCGCCATGGGCGGCCTGTACAAGATGGGCCTGTCCGCCGAGACGGCCGAACAGATCTTCTCCGCCATCCATGACGCCAACATGACCAAGAAAAAGGGCGTGGTGGCGAGGCGCGACAACGGATCGCCCGACGCCATCAAGCCCGAGGGGTGGCGCTCGCCAGAGGAGAGGATCGCCGAGATCCTAGACGGGGCGTAACATGATCGTGCTCGAGGGGCCGGATAACTCCGGAAAGACAACACTGGCCGACGCTCTAAGGCGCGAATTCGCCTTCGAGAAGTTCACGGCCGGACCAGCCCCGTCAACCCATGACGAGCTCGTGCGATGCCTGCACGATCAGGAGGGTCGCATCTGGCAGCCATGCATCCACGACCGGGTCACCTGCATCAGCCAGCAGGTGTACTCGGGCCGTGACGCCATGCTCGACGCGTTTTTGCGTCGCATGGCCGGGCCGGCCGTTATCGTGTACTGCCGCCCGCCGGAGCGGACCCTGATGGATTTCTCCACACACAGGGTGAAGGGTTATGATACTGAGGAGTCGCTGCGCAGGCTCATGGACCGGCAGCACGAATACATCGGTCGGTACGACGACCTGATGAGCACGGTCGGCCACGTCAAGTACGACTGGACCGACGAGGGGCTGAACAAGGACGGGTTCATCCAGTTCGTTCATTACGCCATGATGGACGAGTCGATCAAACGAAACCTTTACGGGCTACCGGCATGAGCAACTCGAACTGTAGGGCCTTCCTCCACATGTACCGCGAGCTGATGTGCGGATGGAAGGTGTCACCGAGGGGGTCAGAGGTGTTAGAGTGTGAGGACTTCGTGCTTAACCTGCACATGGACGAGTCTGTCCTCACGTCGTTCTTAGCGCGTAACCTGAATCTCAAGTACGCGAAGTCGGAGTTCATCTGGTACATGCGTGGCGACCCGTACGACACGTACATCGAGCAGTTCGCGTCCATGTGGCCGAAGATCAAGCAGCCGGCCGGGTTCTACTTCTCGAACTACGGCAAGTACCTCTTCGCCGACGGTCAGGTCAGGTGGGTCATCAACGAGCTGACCCGTGATCGGGACTCGAGGCGAGCGTCGATCGTACTGCTGGATCAGGACCACATATTCGCGGATAACCGCGATATGGTGTGCACGTACAGCATGAACTTCAGGATCCGTCGCCACCAGCTGAACATGTCAGTGAACATGCGCAGCAATGACGCCATATTCGGCACCACAAACGACGTATTCTCGTTCGCCATGGTGTACGAGATCGTGTACGCGTACCTCCGCCTGACGAGATACCCAGACCTGTGTCGCGGCCTGTACTCACACAAGGTCGACAGCCTGCACGTGTATCAGAGACACTGGGACATGCTCGGCTCCATCCTGCACCACGGCGAGGCCGGCTACAAGCACATCCCCGTCCCGGAGATCCTCTCCCTGTCGGAGGCCGAGGCCATGTTACACTATCACAAGACAAAAGGAGAGGGCATTGTATGTCCGCCAGCGTGGGAACTGATGACATGGCTGCATACCGACCAAGCGTAGATGAGTACTTCCTTGGCATGGCAGAGCTGGCGTCCTACCGAGGGACCTGTGCGCGTCGAAGGGTGGGTTGTATTCTCGTCGACCGAAACAATCGTGTACTCTCGACGGGGTATAACGGAGTTGCGTCCGGGCTACCTCATTGTACAGATACGCCTTGTCCGGGGGCCGGCCTACCATCCGGTACGGGTCTACATCTCTGTCAGGCCATTCACGCGGAGGCCAACGCCCTGATCAGCTGTCGTGACCCGGAGGACATATACGCCGCGTACTGCACCGCCTCGCCGTGCGTGCAGTGTGTGCGCATGCTGATGAATACGCCGTGCATCAAGATAGTTTTCGCCGAGGAGTATCCGCACTCGGAGTCAAGGGACCTGTGGACGTTTAACAGGGTTTATGGCCGGGATGACCGGCAGTGGATTCACATACCTAAGGGATGACATGGACGTGACTGACGTTTCCAAGCGCAAGAGGGTCCTCGAAAACCAGATCCTGGCCTCTATCGAGGAGTTCGAGCGCGATACGCTCACCACCGTGATGAGCGTCGATGTCCAGAGGTTTGAGGTGACCGGCGAGAGGGACCACGTGCTGGTCACGAGCAGGGTGGAGGTGCAGTGATCACCCTATATCGCAGCAATAAGCTGGGCGTGGGCACGTGGCGCATCTGGGCCGAGGGCAACGTCGTGAAGATGGCTCACTCCACTGTGAGCGGAGGGGCCGAGGTGTTCCACGAGGAGGTGGTGCCCATAGGCCTGGCCGGCAGGACGCTAGAGCAACAGGTGATATCGAGGGTGCAGTCCCGGATCAACCGACAGCGTGATCGAGGGTACGTAGATAGTCATGAGATCGCGTCGACCCAGCCGGTGCTCAACACCCTCAACCTGCCACCGCCCATGCTAGCCAAGAAGCTGGACGACCTTCGTGTGTGGCCCGGCAAGGTGATCGTGCAGCCCAAGCTGGACGGGTTCAGGTGTCTCGTCACCCGTCGGCCGGATGGGTCGGTCATCTGCTACTCGCGCCAGGGCAAGGAGCTGGACGCCCTTCGCCACATCGCCACGGCGTTCGAGGGCACCCTGCCGGACGGGATCATCCTCGACGGGGAGATATACAGGCATGGCACTCCGCTGCAGACCATCGCATCGCTGGCCAAGAAGGCCCAGCCCGGCACGGAGAAGCTCGTCCTACACGTGTACGACTCGATCAGTCGTGATATGTTCCCGGATCGGTACGCCGACGCCGCTACGGCCGTGGCCGTGGCGGCGTCCGATCGGGTGGTTGTAGTCCCAAATCAGGTGGCGAAGACCGCCAATGAGGTGTGGGATTACTTCGAGGATTTTAGGGTGCACGGGTACGAGGGCGCTATGGTGCGGATCCCGTCCTCACCGTACGAGAGCGGGACCAGGTCATCGGGCCTGCTAAAGGTCAAGGCCAGGGAGGACGCCGAGTTCGAGGTTACCGGCGTGGTGGAGGGGTCGGACGGCCTCGGCGTCCTTGTGTGCAAGATGCCGTCCGGCCGGACCTTTCGCACCCTCGCCCCGGGCCCGCACGATCAGAAGAGGTTCGTCTTCGTGCATCGGGACCAGTTCATCGGGCGTCGTGTGACGGTGGAGTACGCCAACCTCACCAATGACGGAATCCCGTTCCACCCCGTCGCCACTCGCTGGCGCCCGCTGACCGAGTAGGGCTGTCAGAACTAGCGGGTGGTAGCTACCTAGCTACCACCCGTGTTATTTTACGACAGACCGGTGCGCTCTCCAGCTACTTCAAAATAGCTACTACGTAGTTATATACGTTGATAGTTTTACGTAAGCTCACGTGTGTTATAATTACGTATATAAAACAACTACTTACGAAGTAGCTATTCGCCCATCATCGCCTTGATGATCGTCAGCGGCCCGGTGTACGCCTTCGGATCGTGCTTGTTCCGCCACGCCTCGCCCCAGCTGCGGAAGGCATTGATCTCCGCCGTCGTCCCGCCGACCGCGCCCGCCCAGCGCAGGTCTTGCTTCGTCTTGTCCTTGTACGGCCCCATCATGTTCGCGAAGTAGGCGGCGTCGACCTCGTCCAGATCGGCCAGCGGCACGTTGCCGTCGTGGTACTCCGCCTGATAGGCGGCGTCGCCCGTCGTCAGGTTCTCTTCGCGCAGCTGCGTCGCCTCGTTGTCGGGCATGCGGTGCATCCCGATGACGAGGTCGATGAACGCCCTCTGGTCGTCGGGCATCGCGCCCTGCGTGTGCGTCTGCGTCGTGGCGGCTTCGATGTCGTACTTGGTGACCACCGGACCGGGGATGCGCATAAGCAGTTCGGCGAGCGCCGCCTTCAGGTCGTCCAGCTTGGCGGCGATAGTTTCGAGTTCGGTCATGACCATTCTCCTTCGTAGGCAGGTAACCCAAATGGCGCGAAGCTCAGTTGCAGCGTCGCGTAGTTCACGATGGAATCCGCCTCTGCGGCGGTCAACGCTAGCGCGTAGGTGAAGAACAGCGGCGTCAGCAGGACATCCCACGTCGCAAGCGTAGTGCGGCTGCCAGCGGACGTGTCGTGCAGCAGGACACGGACCCTGCCGCCGTAGGGCGCCCGCGCCCGGACATGCACGACGTGGCCGTTACCGGTCAGCGGGTCGGTGATGGTCGACAGCTGCACGAAGCAATTGCTGCCGGGCACCACGCAGGTGATGTACTCGGCGTCGTTCTCGTTGACCTCGTCTAGGGTGCTATACAGCAGCGTACCTTCACTCGGCGTCCACGCCCCCGTGAGAACGTCGGCCGACGGCCGCGCGTGCTGCAGCGACGTGCCAGCGGTCGTGCCGATTGAAATGAGGTCGGTGTCGTAGTCAGTATAGTCCTCGTAGTATCCCTGCGCCCAGAACACCTTGATGCCGTCGTGCCCGATTACCGAGTACGGGCGGATGTTCTTCTCCGTGCTGCCGCTGGTGATGTCGGCGGTCTTGTTCCACGTCGCACCGTTGTCGGTGGTCTCCCACTGCTGAATCTCGTGATAGCTGCCGACCTTGACGCTGACGTAGACGCGATTGGTGTCGTTTCCGTCGAAGCTCATCAGGCCGCTGTAGAACGGCTCGTTCACGGGCGCGATGCCGCCGCCCATCGCCACGATCTGCACCGCAGCGGTCCATGAAGTGCCGTTGAATCGCGTAAACATGCAGCGGTGATCGCTGCTGGTCTCAAACCGCACGAACAGCAGGCGCGGATTCCCGTCGGGGCCGATACGCACCTGCGTCATCACGCAGTTCGATGAGCCAGAGTCGTAGACCAGCGTGCCGTCGGTCGCCCGCACCGGCATCGACATGACCGTGCCGTCGGCCTTATGCGGGATAAAAGCGCCGTTCGTTTCCGTGAAGTACAGGTGATAGATGTCAGCGTGCCCGTCCCCCTGCGCCGGGTGCTGTGTGACGTAGCAGCAATCGACACGGTTCGGCCCGTTCTGCGTCATCGTGGTGTACGGGTTTTTGTTCCCGTATGAGTCGGTGTCGATGAAGCAAAATTCGCTTCCGAATGTCACGAAGTCCGTAGTTCGCACCGCGTAGTCGAGCCGGTTGGCGGTCGGCTGGAAGCAAACCCAGTAGTAGTTCCCGATCTTGATGATGTTGGAGTAGTTCGCCTGTGTCCAGTAGGTGTAGCGAACCGGCCCCCACGTCCCGATGTCATAGGGGTTGATGCTGACCTGCGCCATCGGGCGCGTCGTGCCGTGCTCGGCGTAGGCGATGGCGATGCGCCCGTCGGGCAGGAATACCATCGCCGGGTTGTTGTGGTCATCGCCCTGGAAGTTATCGCGCACGATGACGCGCTGCGTGTCACCTGTCGCCGGGGTGTACTTCCACATGACCATGTCGCCGCCGGTGGCGACCTTTGACATGCCGCCGCCGTAGTACACGCCGTTGTGGTAGAGCATCCGCTCTTCGTTGGGGGCGCCGACCCAGACCGCGTCGGCGCATACCGTTCCTCCTCCGCCCGTGCCCGGACCGCCTTCGCCGAAGTTGACGCCCGCGCTGCCGCTAATGGTGAGCGTGCCGCTTCCGACGTAGTTGTTCGTGTGCGACTGGCGGCTGGTTGTCGCCGCGCCGGTGAAGATGAGATAGCCGCTGCCGACGTAGTCCTGCGATGCGGTTCCGCCAGCCTCCTGCCGCAGGACCGGGCGGTGCTTCTGCGTGCGGAACAGCTGCCACGGATTGACTGACAGGCTTTGTAGGTCAGCGTGGTCAAGGCGCCCAAACAGCGGCACGACTAGGGCCACGTCGAAGGCGCCAACGCTCGCCGAAGCCGTCGTGCGCACGACGCCGTTCGCGCACATATGCTGGAACGTCGTCGCCGCCAGCGTCGCTGGGGCGGCCGTCCCCTCGCCTTCGAACATGCCGTCGACGTAGGCACGGCGCAGGCTGGTGCCGCCGCCGCCGAGGTCGATCAGTGAGGAGGACAGCGCGATGGTGTGCCAGCGCATGTCGGACACCGCGACCGCGCCCGTGGTGAGGATGGCCGGATTCGGTGCGGTGTACGTGCCCCCGCCTGAATCCTGAATGTAGAAGCGCAGGATGTTCGCGCCCGACGAGTCGCCGGCCAGAAACATCAGCGTGTTGCCCGCCGAGCCGGAGTCGGAGCCGAAGGCGGCGATGGCGTTAGCGTCGATGCTCGACGTGCGCTTGCGGAACACACAGACGAAGCTGAACCACTGGTCGGTGCCGAGCACCAGCGGGCGGCGCATCTTGGCGTGCACCATCGAAGAGCCGGAGCCCTCCCACGCCGGGAAACCGTCGCCCCCGATGATCCTCGGCCCGCCGGTGAGGACTAGCGGGCCGCCCGCGCTGACCGCGCCGAGCGATGGCAGCAGCGCGCCGCCGACCTGAGCACCGCCGAATGCCTCTACTAGCTCCGCCCCGGCCTGTACCGATGCGCCGGTCGGAAGGAGTTTCGTGAACCGCATCGCTTACACCGACTGGTTCTGGATGCGCTCGTAGTGCAGGTAGAAGTTCGACCCGGTCGAGTCAAGATTCTGCCCGGTGTCATGGGTCACGAACGCGCACCAGAAGGGCGGCAGCACGCCACCATATAGACCCGCCACCGATATGGGCCGAATGAAGTAGTCGACACCTGTCGTCGTCGCCGGGTAGATCGTCAGCGCGGGCTGCATCATCGCCCACTTCTGGCCGTCATTGACAAGCGTTTGCGAAGCATCGGTGCCGAATGTGTGCGGAAACGTTGGCGTGCCAGTGACGATCTTGATCGGCGCGGCTACCCATATCTCAATCGCTTTGTTTGCCGTGAGCGCCACCGAGCCGACGCGAAGGCTGCCGGACAGCAGGTGATCGAGGTCGAGGTTCGTGGTGTTGTCAACGTACACCGACGAACGCCCGACCAGCCGCGTCGAAGAGGTCGCCAGCGACGCCAGTGTGATGGTCAGCGCAACGCTCGACGTTGCCGGATATTTGGTCTTGAAGTCAGCCATGATCGGCTCCTAGTCGGCGTTGATAGTCGGCGTCACGCGGATCACGTCGCCGTTGTCCGCGATGTTGTATGGGCCATTCGTGAAGCGCTCGGCGTAGACCAGCAAGCCGGAACTCGTCTGCGTCATGTAGTAGCCATACACGTTCTGGTTCTGCGATCCGGCCGACGACGTGAACGCCTGCTGCGCGTAGCTCGCCAAACCGCCGGACACCGACCAGCTTGACCCGGTCAGCGTCACGTTGGCGTAGCCGGTGAAGTTTGCCTCGGTGTAGTCGCTCGCGGTGTGCGTGTCGACCGGCGTCTGATCGTTGCGGAACAGCCGCAGGACGAGGTTCTGCCCGGCGGTGTGATTGAGCAGCGCCTTCAGCGCGAGGTCCTCGCCGCCGTTGACCAGTACGAGTGCCATGCCGCGCTCCTACTTGATGAGAAAGGCGAAGCCAGCGACGGCCCAGCCGATGGACGTGACGATGAGCGCGATACTTGCCTCGCGCGGATGGGCGGCGACCTGCGCCGCGAGTTTGTCGAGGAACTTCTTCATTTCGTGACCTCCCGTACCCAGTCCTGAAGCTGCTTCAGCTGCTCGGTGTTGATCGTGGCGACGGAGTGGACGGCGAAGGCGGCTTCAAGGACTGCGCGGAGGGCACTTCGAGTGGAGCTCGCATCAGATCGGCAGGCGGCGAGGGCAATCTCGCCGTCACTGCCCACTTTTGGAGTGTTCCGCACCCGCTCAGAATCAAGATAAGCAGTCCAGCCGTCACTAGCCTCACGTATCCAGTTCGCACGATCCGCCTCCGCTTGCTTGCGCACCCGCGCGAGTTCGGCGGTCGCCTTGCTCGCTTGCTCCTCGGCTCGCTTCGCCCGCGCGTCGCCGTCCTCTTTGATCTGCAGCTGTTGGGCGTTGCACTCAGCGGCGACCTCGATCCAGCCCTGCACCTCGGCCGTGCCCATCTTCAGGCCCGCCCAGAAGCCGCCGCCCGCAGCGACTGCCGCGATGACCCCGGCGACGATCAGCTGGATCATCATGCCTTGCTGCTCTCGGAGCGGCCCATGCTGTTCTCGCGTCGCCGCGTCGCCGCCATGTACCCGGCGAGCGAACCGATCAGCACGCCGAACGCGCCGAAGATCAACCCAGCCGCCTGTCCGATGGGCAACGGATCGAAGCGGCATGGCACGATGCTGGTCAGCGCCTCCGGCCCCTTGGTCAGCGTAGTCTGCGGCTGGCAAGTGCTGTAGTCGTAGACACTCATTCCCATGATGAAAATGAGTGACGCGATGGCCGCGACGGCCATCAGCCCGATCACGACATAGGCGATGTCAGGCACTCCTTCGCTGTCGCTCACCGCCTGCCGGAAGAAGCTCATCACGCGACCTCCAGTGCGTCAGCGACCGCTGCGTTGATCTGCTCTGTGGAGTACGGCTGCTGCCCATTCTCATGGCGCACAATCGCGGCCACCAGGCGACCGAGCATCGCCGGGTCGGTGACGACGTTGATCGTCTCCGTCGGTGATACGCCGACCTCACGCGCGACCGCATTAACGTAGGCCCGCGTATCGTTCTCCGACGTTGGCGCCCAGCGGCCGATGATCTCCTCAACGCAGTCGAGCCCGTACTTCAGCCGGTAGGTGATGAGCAGCTTCGCCAGCGCCCGCAGGCCGTAGTGCGCCGACGAGAAGATCACAAAGTCCACTGGATCGCGCCCGACCTCGCCCTTCCACGGCACCGGGCCGCCACGGATGTTCCCGCCGTTGTTATTCCTCAGTCCGCGCGGCAGCCGCGCTTGATCGAAGGTCGTCGTCGCGCCCGCCCCGCCGAAGCTGGGCGGCTCCGGCGCGGGCTTCTTACCAAACAGCGCTTTGAACCAGTCGATCATCCGCGCAGCCGGTAGCCGGTCAGCCCGAACAGTTGCAGAACCAGTATCAGCAGGATGACGACGAACACGACCGACAGGATCGTCTTGCCAGGTGGCGGCATCGGCACGAAGGTCGTGACCAGATACCAGACCAGACCCAGTACGGCAACAGCGATGACGAATTCGAGCAATCCCATGATCTACCTCCTGTGGTTCAAAACAGCCTCGCGGTGCAACGCTTCGATCCGCGCCAGCGACTCGCGAATCTCGACCCGGTCGCGGATGTAGACATCCATCCGCACGTACTCTATTGGCATCCGCTCGCGCACCAGCGCGATAGCCGCGTCCTGTATGGCAGCGTGCGCCTGCATGTCCTTGATGTCCTGCCGCACGTCGTAGACGATCAGCCCAACCGTACCCACGACCAGCGACAGTAGCAGGTCGAACGCGATGCGAATCAGCGCGGTGTTGGATGGGGGCTCGTCGGAGGCCACGTCTATCGCCCGTTGTTGAGGCGCTTGATCGCCTCGGAAAGCTGGTACTCCATGACCGACAGCCGGACCGAGTTGACGCGAATCTGGTCACTGTCCTTGGCGTCCGCCGCGATGTGCGCTGCCAGCACGTAGGCCACCAACGTGAACAGCGCGCCGACCAGCAGCCCCGCGCCCCACATAGCTCCCTTCGCCCCGGCCACGCGTCGGTCGTCATTAGCGCGATGCAAGTCCACGTCGCGGTCGATGCGGCTCACCGCGTCGGCCAGCTCGCGCAGCGCGTGCATCTGGTCGTCCAAGTGGCCCGACATCTTGCGCATGACCAGCAGCATCGCCTTGAGCAAGGGGTCGTCCGCTCGTTCGATCAGTTCGTCGAGCTGATCGTTGTGGTGCGTTTCGTCGCGCACGGGCGTCACACCTCCTCCAGTACCACGCGCTTCTTGTGGACGCTGATCCCGTACAGTGTGGGGTCAAGGTCGGCAAACACGCAATTTAACGAATAATCGCGCTCCCTGCGCCCGGTCAGGGACGGAAACGCCGATACGACCATGTCGCGATCGCGCCCGCACACGCCCTCCAGGTCGACCCACGTCTGCCGTTCGGCCTCGGACATGAACGTGAAGTCGAGCATCAGCCGGCGCCACTTGCCGCCCGCCGCGGTGCGCAGGCTGCCACCCCGGCTGCGACTCTGCTCGGCGTCGTCGACCCACGTTAGCCCCATGTCAACGTCCATATTGGTCGTGACCTCGAAGTACCTGCCCAGCCAGATGCGCGACGCCTGCCAGTAGGCGTCGGCCGGCGTGCCGCCTGTGGTGATCCTGAAGCTCTTCGCCGTCGTCGCCTCAGTGAAGAACAGCACGTATGGCGCGTCGGCGATGAGCGGATCGACGCCCGTCACGTTGCCCCAATCGTGTGAACCGGCCGGCGTGCTCGATACGGTGAGCGCCGTCGAGTCGTAGACCTGCGTCGTCCAGTCGTTGCCGGAGAACAGCTGCAGGCGGACCGTACCGCCGCGGAAGTTGTGGCGGAACACCGCGAACACGTTGCACTTGCGCACGACGTTGTTCCAGTTGCCCTGGATGGTCTGCGCGGCGGTCGACGTGGAGCGCCAGAACATCCCGCGCGGCGTGATCTGCGCGTTCTCGATCTCCATCGTCGTCGATGCCTCCGACGTGACGGTGAGGTTCACCGCTTCGTCGAACCAGTTCCTCGGCACGATGCGCAGGTTGGCCATTTAGGTCGGCGCCTCCATCTCCGCCCACGACACGTCGACAGAAAACGCCGGATGGATCGGCACCCGCTTGCGGATCAGCGTCAGCGTCATCCGCGACTCGGACAGCGCCACGTCGATGCCGATGACCTGCGCGGTGACGTTGATGAGCCCCAGCACGCCGATGTCTAGCCCGACCACGTCGCCCAGTTCCAGCAGGTAGTAACCGAGGTGCGTCTGCAGCGTGATGATCTCGTTGTGCGGTGACCACTTGCTCCGCGCACGGGCCAGCCAGAAACCCGCCGCCTGCCCGCCTCTCAGCAGCGTGTCGACCTGATCGCTCTCGGTGATCGTCTTGTGATACCGACTCGGCGCCGTGGTGTAGGACGTGCCGCTCTCGGCCGTCCCCACCGCGACGCGCCCCGGCGACGAGGCGTAGGCGATGTACCAAGCCTCTACCGCATCGGCGAAGTCCGACTGCTGCGGCGTCCAGTTCTTGTCGTAGAGGCAGCTGAAGCGCGAGTACTTCGGCGGCTGGCGGTCGAGCGTGACTGACCGGCGCGCCACGTCGTCGTCACTGATGGCGTAGGTCGGCGTGTCGAAGTCGGTGCTTCCGTTAGGCAGCACGCGCCCGTACTGGAAGAAGCCGGTGCGGGTATTAGACCAGAAGCCGTGAATGCAGCTGACCAGCTCATCGCACAGGTCCATCGCGTTGGTCGGCTCGCTGATGACCAGACCGACGGCCGGATCGCCGCCGTCGAGCGGCTCGCTCTCGGCCGACAGGTTTTGCGCGGATGGGTGCGCGACGAAGGAGCCCGGAGGAAACGCCGCTTCGACGTTGACGAAGTGTTCTAGGACCGACGTGAAGTAGTGACGGGTCAGCGGCTGGGTGTGACCCGCCGACGGCGGCCATGTGTAGTCGGCCGTGACCACACCCGCCGCCGGGTGCGCGAGGTCGATGCTGCCGTCGTCGTACGGTCGGAAGTTGCACCGGCGGAGTTCCAATATGCCGCTGTAGGTGCCATTGATGATGTCGATGGGCGAGCCAGTGCGTGTGGTCGACAGCTGGAAATATCCTCCGCCCTCGACTTGCACCGCATTACGCACCCAGTAGTAGGCGTTGGGAACCAGCGGTGGATTGCAAAATGGGTCGACGCCCGACGCCGTGCGCACCAAGTAGACGACATCCTCAGTGAGGAACGACATCGTCGTATCGCAGAGGAAGTTATCGGTGTCGGAACTTATAACCGTCCCACCACTGCCTCCCTCACCGGCGGGAAACATAGCGAGCGTCGTCCCAGAGGTACCCTGCGACCTACCAACCACCAGACCCGCGTCATAGACCTGCACATCAGCCCCGACCAGGTCGCTGCCGATGTAGTAGCGCAGGTTCGCCCGGTCCGATAGGACCGCTTCGACGCGCTCCGGCCCGCCGAGGATCAGAGGACGCCGGGCGCCCGCCGCCGCCTCGCTGCCACCGATGGCCGCACCAGACACGCGCTTGTCGAGCAGCGCGCCGTTGTCGCGCAGGGTGATGGTCAGCCGTGTCTCGCTGGCGCGGATCGCGTCCAGCGTGGCGACGAAGATCGTGCGGAAGTCGGCCCGCGCCCACCCCACCGCGCCGAGCAGGAATGTCGCCTGATGCCCGTCGATGATGCGGTCGAGCAGGAAGTCGAGCCCGCCGTCGGAGTTGTCCAGCTCCAGCGAGCCGACGGTGAAGCGCGCCCGCCCGCCGAGGGACGCGCGGTCGATGGCGCGACTGTAGCCGGGCGCCGCCACGATAGCGTCGCGGTAAGCGGTGCTGCCGGGTGACTCCGCACTGCCGGTCGCGTATGGCGCGTCGGAAAAGTACATCGTGCCGATCTGTGGCGCGCCGGACACGTCGTAGGCGTACTGCAGCTCGGCGAGGAGGACGGACTGCCGTGCGCCGTTTTTCAGCCAGAGGAGGTACTCAGCGTCGGTCATTTGCGTGGCGCCGCCGCGGCAGCTGTGGTTTCGAGGGCTTGCACTATAGTCTCTGGAGAATCACGTGTACCCTTGGCGATGGCACGCAATAGGGCGGCCACCTCGTCGTGCATATTCTGGATGTCCTGCTGTGATGCGATCGGCGATTCGCGTGGCATGGCCGCGGCGATCACGGCGTCGTTGGAGTTCGGCTCCGGCCCGCCGGTCTGGGCCGGTGCGGCTAGCGCGGTCAGCGCGCTGACCACCGACTGCCATATGCGGTTATAGTCGCTAGTGCTGGCGAACATATCACGAGCCACCTTCAGGTAAGCGTCAGCCGCCCCCTGCAGGTCGCGCAGCGCGTCGATGTCCCCGCCCTGCGCCCTCCCAAGCAGGTCGAGATAGTCCTTCTGCGCCGCGGCGAGCTTGGCCGACGGCGATAGCGGCGAGATGTCGTCACGCAGCGCAATGTCCTTGAGGTACTGTCTCAGGGATTCTTTGATCCGCTCAAGCTCGGTCAGCGTATTTTCTACGCCGCCGGAGATGCCCTCTAGGATCTCCTTCCAGCGATCGTCGAAGGTCTTGAGGATGGCGTCCATGACCGGCTGGTTGCCCGCGAACCTCTTAAGCATGTCATCGCGCCACTTCTCCAGCTCGAACCGCTGCTCGGCCAGGGCAGGACCGTACTGAGCCGATAGCAGGATGAACTTCGCCAGGTCCCCGGCCGACTTAGTGCTCAGATCCTTCAGCTTATCGATCAGCTCCATCAGGCCCTGGTACTCGCCGCTACCGGCCTGCACCGTGCTCAGCTGAGAGGTGAACCAGTCGATCTGCTGAGCGATCATAGTCAGTTTCAACGACAGCTGATCGCCCATCGTGCCGCTCATCTGCCCGACCGTATCGTCTATCATAGAGGTGACGCGATCGAACTCCGAGCGCATCGTCTTTCCGATACTGCCCAGGTCGACGACGTTGGACAGCGCGTCCGACACCTCGTCTATGGACTCGGCGGCGTCCTGAGCGGTGCCGTTGACCCGGACGAACACGCCGGCCAGCCGCATGAGGGCCACGTACATATCCCTCTCGGCCGGAATGGTCAGGTTGAGCCCGTTTAAGATTTCCAGGAACCCTGCGTGAGTCTCCGGCACGGCCAGGCCCAGGTCATCGAAGCCGCTATTCAGGGCCTCTAGGTCCGCCGCGCCGCGCTGGGCGTTCGTGTAGAAGTTATCCAGCAGGAACCCGATCGAGTCGAGGGCCGCGCCCATGCCGCCGAAGCCCTCGGCCAGGGCGCTCAATACGACCGGATCCACCTCGTTTAGGGCGTACCCGAAGTACTCGAAGGCCTCCGTAGTGGCCGTGATATACTCGGTCGCCTGCTGTGCGGTGCCGTTCAGGGTGACGAAGGCCGGGGCCAGAGATGTCATCACCTCGTACGTGGCTCGCCCGGCTTCGGTGGTCAGGTTCAGGCCGCCGAGTAACGCCATGAACTCGGTGTGGGTCTTGGGCACCTCCATGCTTATCCCGGCGAACCCATCGGTCAGCTGCGCCTGGACCGTCGCCAGCTTATCGGCGTCCGTCGTGAAGTTCTGTCCGATAAAGGCGAAGCGCTCGGCCATGGCCTGGGCGCCGCCGAACACGTCCACGAACGCCTCCAACTGGGACGCGTCTAGCGCCTCAAGCTGGGGCTGCAGGCTGATCACGCTCTTGACCGCCGTCTGGAGGGCCGCCCCCATATCCAGCATCTTGGTGATGTCGGCCTCGGTGGCCTCGGAGACCTTCACGCTGTCGAACAGCGTCGACAGGTACGTGGGCAGGTCCGAGCCCTGGATGGCGGCGAACAGCATTCGCTTAGTCTCGAGGGCGATCCTGGCGGTGTACTCCGCAGGATCTCTGCCCACGTCGATGTCGGCGGCGTTATACACGACCCTATCGCCGACCATCGCCTGAGCGCTGAGCAGAGTTCCGGCGTCGCCCTTCGGGTCCACGGCGCCGCCGATGGAGAACTGAGCCGTACCGGCCTTGATGCCCAGGCCGCGAGCCGCCTGGATGTATCCGGTGGCGATACTGTCTGACACCTTCTGATACTCCGCGTCGGCCGTGCTTAGCGTGAATAGCCGGCCCATATCGCCCTTGTCCACCTGCCCCGTCTTGACATCGGCCCTCGATGACGCGGACCCCTCGGTCTTCACACCGCCGCCGGACTTAAAAAGAGACCCTACTAGGGAGCCCAAGGCCGATCCGATCATGGCTCCGATAGGACCCCAGATAGACCCAATAGCCCCGCCTATTGTGCCGCCGACCTGCGCGCCGGTCTTGCGCCTCTCGCTTACGAAGGACGATACTAGCGATCCTATGGCGAACCCAGTACCGGCACCGGCCGCGGCCTGTCCGAGCTGATCCCCGGTGGAAAAGAACGGCAATCCGCCCTCGGGCGACTGAACCCCACCGCCCCACTGGTTGTTAGACAGACTAAACCCGGCCCCGAACGGGTTGCTGAACCCGCCAACCATCTTCGACAGTCCGCCGAACAGCCCGGCGCCGCCCCCAACACCGCCACCGCCGCCGGCGAAGGCCGAGCCGGACCCGCCGAAGATGCCGCCGATAATGGCTTTGATGGCCGGCTGCATGATGTTCGTCTTGAACATGTTCAGCAGCACGTCTCGGAAGTTCTTGGCGAAACTCTTGCCGTCCTCGAACCCCCTCATCAGGGCGTCGGATATGGTGTCGGAGATGGAGTCGCCCATCTTCTCGAATTCGGTGGCCGTCTTCTTTAGCCCGTCGCCCGTCGCCTTAGACAGGTTATCCGCCCACTGCAATTCGATGTTACTCGTATTCAGTGCACGAAGATCCTTCTTGTTCTGGATAAGTTCCTTAAGCTTCTCTGATTCCTCTGTACACGCCAGGGCGCTCTGCTTTGTAGCCAGCGTAGCCTCAAGAGTGGCGATCTCTGCGTCGATACGGGCGTTCTCCAGGATCTTGAGATTGATGGCCGTCTGTCCGATGGCCTCATTCTCCTCCTTCTGCTTCCTGACGGCCTCCGCGCTCGTTTCAATCTTCTTGTCAAGAGACTTGATCTCGTCCTCATAGGCCTTCTGGAGATACGTCTCCAGCTCCGCCGCCACACGATTAGCATTGTTGAGGTATATCTGTGTTTCGAGGAGCGCAAACATCTTCTTGCGCATATCCTCCCTGGCGATGGTGGATACGGCCATAGAGGCCGCGTACAGGTCTTCGACCATCCTATTCTCGGTCACCTGCACGCCCTGCTTTTTCAGGACCTCCATCAGCTTGACGGCGTCCGCGTACTGAGCCTTCTGAGCGCGATTAAAGTCGTCGTACGCCTTGGCGGCGGCCTTAGCGGATGTCTCGGCCTCCTTGTTAGCCTGCGCGGCGACCGTGCCGTACTCCTTGTTCAGCGAGATCAGGGCCGTAAGGATCTGTGTCTTACGAGCCATCGTGATATCGCGATCAGACAGCTCGGCCTTGAGCTCGGACTTGGTGATGTCCAGATCACGGAGCCGCTCGGTGGCCGTTATCTCCTTGGTCTTGATGGAGACGTTGCGCTCTGAGTCCTGGTACGCTTGCACCGCCGCGTTATGCGCCTTGTTGGAGGCGTCTATGGCCATATTCTCGGCGGCCATGCGAGCGAGGATCTTATCCCTGGCATCGTCATTAGACACGCCGTACTTGACGCTAGCGCTGGTCAGCTTCTCCTGACCGGCCGCCCAATCGGCGAACGTCATCTCGCCCCTAAACACCTTAACCAGCGCGAATAGCTGCTTGATGGCGAGTAGCGGCCCCTCGAATACGAACATAAAGGCGTCTTTGACCGGCCTAAGGGCGTCCACAAGGAAGTTGAACGCCGACACCAGGGCGCCGACCATCGTCACTAGGGCGGAAAGCACCTCGTATAGGGCCGTAAAGAACGACTCTATGTCCTCGGCCGTTAGGTTCTTGAGGAACTCCTCGACGTACCCGAACAGCCTCGACAGTATGGTGCTAAGCTGGACGGCCACCCCGCTCTGATTGCTCATGATCTCCGTCATGGTGCGAATCAGGCTCGACGCCGCCTCGATCGCCCCGGACTCGGACAGTACGATCAGGAACTTGTCGAACGTGTTGATGAGCTTGTTCCACTCCGCTCGCAGGTTCGTGGACGCCACCACGGCCGCGTCATGGAACCGCTCGCCGATGATCTTGGAGAACTTCGGCAGGAAGTCCTCGGTCAGCAGCTTTCCGGCCCGGATCATCTTCTCCAGGCCGTCGACCGTCGTGCCCATGGCCTCGGCGGCCATCTGCATGGTGCCCGGGAACCGCTCGGCGAGCTGCTTGCGCAGCTCCTCCATAGACACCCGGCCCTTGCTCACCATCTGCTGGAGGGCGAAGAACACCAGCGTGAGATCCTGTGTGCTGAGGTGCATCGCCACGCCGGCCTTCGTAATGGACTCAAAAATATCGCGAATTCCCTGACCCTGCAGGGTGGTGCCCATCGCCGCGGCGGACAGCTTGGCGTACGAGTTGGTGAGGGCCTCGATGTTGGCGCCCCACTTATTGGCGATACTGAACAGGTAGTCCAGCTCCTCGCGAGCCTGGCGCACGCTGCCGGTGACCACAGACATCGTGGACACGAATCCCTGAACACGATCGGTGATATTGAAGACGGTCTTACCGGCCTCGATTATCGCCGTCAGGGAGATGACCGTCTTTAGCATGCTCCCAATGCCCTCGTGGGAGGATGCCATCTTCTTCAGTGACTCGGTGATCGAGTCTACGGACTTGGAGGCCTTGTCGCCGGCATGGGTGATACCCTCCAGATTCTCGATAACGACTCGAGATCCAGAAGCGGCCTCCTTACCGTCTACTACTACTCGGAGTTTCGCCTCTTGAGTCACTTGCGACCGACCCCCTCTTACCCCTACCGTTGTGAACTAGCAAGAATGCCGAGTCCATTAAAACGATGTATGCCACGAATTTTTCGTCATCGTCCTCCGGCGTGCCGAACTTATCCATATACGCCACGATATCCGTCATAGATATCGGGTTTATCGCCATCCCAACCTGGCGCCTAGTGGACAGCGTCAGGAACGTTCGGTAATACGCCCACAAATGAGCGGGCACATCGGGCTTAGACTTGAGCGCCTCTGGCTCTATCTTCGTCTGAGCCCACACATCGTCTAGAAAGTCCTCCCGAGGCGCCCACTCCGCATGCCACTTGACGCACTCCGTCAGGATTTTCCCTCTTCTTCCATCTCCTCGGCCCGGAAATTCTCCAGGTCTAGCGCGAACTCCTGCAAGAACTCGCGCAAATCGTCGTTGTTCTTGAGGGCCATCTCCGCCATCTCCGGCGAAAATGGGACCTCCTCCTTGTTGGAGTTGATGACGTCCTTCCAGTCCAGAAGGAGTCCGCCGGCCATCGCCTCGCATAGGATGTCACGAGAGATGGACGGATCCAGAGTTCCCTTCTCGATCTTACGACGATGCGGAGCCTGAAGCCGGTTCAAGATGCGCTGAAACCTGATGGACCCGGTGTGGGCCACCTTGAACTGGCTATCTCCGAACTTCGTCCAAACTCCCTTATCTTGATTACTCTTATTCCGATCGACTACGATCATCTTAACGCCTCCGCAGGGTTAAAAAACCTCCCCGGTCGTCGCTGACCCGGGGAGGGCCAGGAGAATTACGGGCCGACTGGCGTCGCGTCGCGCGTGACCTGGAAGATCGAGGTGGTCACCGAATCGTACACGCCCTTCCACGTGGCCGAGAACATCAGGTCCTGATCGAGGCCGCCGGCCACGACATTGCCGGACTCGAACTTCGCCTTAGGGACGATGATCTCGTACGTGTTATTCTGCACGTCACGCACCTTGAGGAGCAGTGCGAACGACGTCGCCGCGATGAACTTGTCGAGGAGGGTCTTATCCTGGAAGTACGCCTCGATCGAGCCGCCCAGGTCGATGCGACCCAGGGCGATGCCGACCGCCCCGAGGTTGGCGATAGCGCGCTGGGACCTCAGCGAGTTGTTGTACGACAGTGACAGCTTGCTGAAGAGCTGGGTCGACGTGATGCCGTCCTCCTTGATCTCGATGATGTTCGAGACCGCGTTCATCGGCGTATTCGTCGTCACAGCTGGGAACGTCGCGCCGGCGATCTGCGATGCCGACGTAGAGGCGTTGAGCCCGAGGACCCCGAACTTGCCGGTAACGATCTGGCCAGTCTCGAAATTCAGGTCCATCGAGCCCATGCGACAGCCCTTGAAGGTCAGGTACACGGCCGCCGTCGTATCCTGGAAGTGCTTCTGGAACGTGAAAGACCTGAGGGTCGTACCGTTCTCCAGCGTAGCCACGCCAGACACAGGCGCGCCCCACGTACCGCAGAGCACGGCCTCGATCAGGTCGTCAAACGCGTCGTAACAGAACTCCCAGTTGATGTCGCCGGCCACCTCACCGGAGACCTGGACAAGGTCGGCCGTAACGCGATCCTCGCGGATTTCGTTACTGGTGATGTTGCTGATGTTGTAGTTCAGCGACTCGCCGGTGTACCGGATACCCTTGAGGGCCGGCGTGGCCGGCGTGGTCCCGAGGACGGATTCGGCGACGTACCGGAGCGCCGTGCGATTTGAGGTACCGATAGTCATGGCTTAAAACTCCTCGCGATAAAACGGACAATCTACGTTCACCTGGTACCACCCATCGGTGACCCCTACCCGCATCATCTCGGGGACGTAGAACTGGATGTTACCTAAGCGCCTATTTCGAAAAAGCGGAGTGATCAGATCGGCCAACTCCGTCGCCCGACCCCACCCTAAACCGCTCCTGGTAAAGATTTGAACACAAAAAAGGCCATTATACCTGAATAGCGGGTCCGCACCCATCGACGCCTGCCTCCCCGAGGCAGGTAAAACGGTGATACGAACCCACTCCGTCAGACTTTGAGGTTCGAAATCCACGTTATCGCGAGCGACCTGCGTATAGGTCCAGTTAGTCACAAACTCTGACTCTATGCTGACCTGGGCGGCTTGGTAGCTCACGTATTACGTAAAGATTCCAGTGTTAGTTTGACCATGTACGCCGCCGGGTTCTTGGGGCTGCCATTCTCGACCACATCGGCGTACGGGATAGCGTTGGTGATGTAGACGGTCGGATACCTGGGCAACTTACCGAGAGTTTTCGGGATGCTCGGGGGGCCGATCGGCACCAGCGCGGAGCCGGTTGTCGTCGTAGACAGGTCCTCTGACCCCTCTCGAATGCGCCAGGAAGCCCTCAAGTTACCGGTAAAATATGGGGTTCTGTGGATCACGCCAGCAAAGATCTCTATGGCCACCTCTTCGGTGACCTTCTTGACGGAGTCGTGCAACGTCGGCACAAACTCCATCGGGCTGACGACCCACTGTGAGGGCACCCTATCTCCTCAACTGAAGGGTTCTAACGCCGACATGGTTACCCACGTACGTTGGAGTGATCTTGACCAGATTATACGATACGCCGTTAAACTCCACCGAATCGCTAAGGTCGATCGGAACGGATACGGAAAAGTCTATCAGCTTTACGTCGTCTGACCTGACCAGGTCGCCGTCCACCTCATCGCTCTCCCACCGATCGACGGAGGCCTTGAGATACTTTGTGACCTCAGTGGGCTCGGCCTTACCGGTGGAGTTGTTAAAAACCGTAGACGTGGATTTCAGGGTGATGGTGATGACGAGATCGCCAAGCGAGCTCTGAGCCCGGTCTATGGCGTGCAAGACGGTGCTCGAGAGGCTCATGTCCTCACCAGTTTGGCCACCTTAACGGACCTACCGCCGGCCGCCCCCTCGTACGTACCCCAATGGGACAGTAGGGATAGGACGGTCCTGGGCACGGCGTACTTAGCCGCTAACTCGTCAAAGTCGACTCGAATCGAGCCAACCCTAACCGTATCGAGATCGGAGATGACGCCGGTGTATTCGCCATCTTTCAGTATCTGGAGAGCCAACTCGCACTGCGCCTGCTTGATTGGCAGGGGGATCGTAGTGTCGGTTACCTCTCGACCGTCGACGTCCTCGACGTACTTTCTCGGCCACCTCAAGGACTGGGTGTCAGAGGCCACCACGCCGATCCACGAAAAATCGGAATCGAGGACTATGGCTGCCGTAACAAGGGAGGCCTCCCTGAACAGGGTTTGAGCCTGAAGCCACTTCTCCGACCCTAGGCGGGACGAGAAGAAGGAGTCGGCAAACGCCAAATCACAGTAGCTATTGGCGTTTGCCGCTCCGGCGGTGGCGACCAGGGCCAATTACTTCTTCCCCACGCCCAGAGACTCTTCGGCGGCCGAGGATTTGGCCCTGGCCGCCAGGTCGAGCTCGTACTTCTCGAGGTCCATGATCTTGCAGGCGTAGAACCCGCAAAGGATCGGCGTCAAAACCTTCGCCTCATCGTCATCGTTGATGACCATGACCCCGTCGACGAACTTGTATCGATCGGCGATGATCTGATTTCGCCCCTCGCGCTTGCCCGTGCAGATGAACACTTTTGCCATCTCTACTCTCCTGGTCAGGTTGAGACGCGGGAGCCTTCTTCGGGCCCCCGCCACAGGCCGGTCGCCCGGCTAGTTCGTGGTCTCGGTGATCGCCGCCAGGCCAAGGTTCGAGAACAGGGCCATCCCGCAGTACATCTTGACGCGGGTGATCGTCTCGTCCTTCGTCTCCGACGTCCCGACCTCCTCCACACGGACGCCGGCGGCGCCTCGAGCGGTCAGGCCGGAGATCCCGTAACGACCGGAACCGTCGTCGAACGAGCCGCCGAAGATCGTCGTCTCGTTCACGCCGCCACCGCCGTTGATCGGGATCCAGTCGTTCGTGAACAGCGGAACGCCGCGATACGTCGGGACCGTACGACCTGACGGCAGGGTCACGACCTCGCCAATTCCGGCTCCGCCGAGGGCTCGCAGTTGCGAGTAGTACGAGCGGATCGAGCGGGCCGGCATCATGAAGTAGTCGACCTGGCCGTCCTTGTCCTTGACCTTATCGATCAGTTCGTCGAGGTGGGAGAAGTCCCACGTACCGGCGTTGCGATCGATCTTTTGTGACGCGGGCAGGAGCGACAGCAGGCCGGCGAACGAGTCGTTCAGGCCGTCACCGCTGATCATCGTCTCCTGGTACTTGCGCCCCAAGCTCTTGGCCTTCGAAGCGACCTGGGTCGCCTTCTGGTCGGTGTAGTCCGACCGAGTCGCCTGGATGAGACCGTTGACTTCGGCGTCGCCGATGAGGGTCGTCAGGCTCGACGTGACCTTGGTGAACGTCGCCGCGGCCTTGGCGGTGATGGTGCCACCCACGCCAAGGAACTGGACATCGCCGAGCACGTTCTCGCGATTATATGCGAGCGCGTTGCCCTCGATCTCCATGAAGGGGAGAAACTCGAAAATCGCGTTGGTCGTGACGATGTTCTCGATCACGCCCGCCAGGAGCATGTCCTGGGTGAGTTTGGCCGATTCGGCCAGGGTGACTGATGCCATTGAGGCCTCCAGAGATGGTTGAGTGATACCGGCCGAAGCGGACCCCGCTCCTTCACTCCATCACCGATGGAGGAGAGTGCCGCTCTAAGGAAACCCCGTACCCTTAGAGTTACACTCTTAGCTGATTATACCACACTTATCTTCACATGTAAACAAGAATGTTCATAGTCCCCCATGGAATAATCACGATCCCTGGGGCTATCGCTCCGATACGTTCAACTGGATGGTCCTATCCTCCTGTCGACCGCCGGCCGATGTGATGTGACAGGTAACCAGGTAGGTCTTACCGGCCTCACCTCCAGAGATCCACACTGTGGCCTTCTTTAGGGTGGCCGAACTGGTTGCCACAGTTAGCCCAGCAGTGGCCTGAAACGTGGCCGAAGATATGTCGTCCACCCCAAGCCAGGCCGTCCAGTCAAATGTGTAGTCTAGGATCGCGTTAGGGTCCTTGTCAATGGCCGGAAACGGCCCTTCGCCAACTACGAAGCCCATGGTTCCTCCGAAGTATCAATCTCACGATCCTCTATGTCAAGGACCAGCTCTCTAATTTCGCCATCCAGCGCGAGCGATCTGTCATCAGCTGTCAGGGTCAGGGTCCTATTCGGATCAGGTATAGACCCGTATGCCACGACCGAACCGGCCAGGGCCTGCGCTATGACCTCGGCGATAAACCCGGCGGCCTGACTAGCGGCCGATACGGCTCCTGATATGAACGATGCTGCGACCTCGGATGTGACCCCGATCGAGGATCCGTGACCTTCGGTCGACCCAGACACCGGCACGGATGCGACCGTTACGACCTGACCACTAGCCACCGCTCCGCTACCGCCCTCGGCCGCGCCCGCGATGACCGATGCGGAGACGGACTGCACCTGTCCGGATACCTGGCTATCGGCGATCGGTCCGCCGGCTATGGCCGAAATGGCGGCCGAGGTCATCGCCCCGTTCACTTGCGAAGAGGCCGTTGCGGATCCGGCAACCAGCGCAACTGTGGTGACGATGACCTGGCCATTGGCTGTAGCGCCCGAAGTGCCCTCCGCCGTCCCGGGCAACGCAGTTATCGTCGCGGTCTGCGTAGCTGCTGTCGTCTGGGCATCGGCGCTCGGCGCACCCGCCACCGCAGAGGCCGTAGCGGTGACCGTGGCCCCGTCAGCAGTGCCCGCCGACTCGCCCGTAGCGGTCCCCGCCACTGCGGTGATCGTCGCGGTGACCGTGGCAGCCGTCGTCTGCGAATCAGCCGTGACGCTGCCCACGATGGGCGAGATCGTCGCAGTGACCGTCGCACCCGTCGCTTCTACCGAGGGCGCTCCACTGACCGCGCTGATCGTCGCGGTGTTGGTGACGCCCGTCGCTTGCGCATCTGCCGTCGGCGATCCGGCGACCGCGCTGATCGTGGCAGTGACCGTCGCGCTCGGCGCATCTCCGCCCGAGGAGCCCGTCGCCTGACCTTCGATGGCGCTGATCGTGGCGGTGACCGTCGCCGCTGCCGCTTGCGAGTCCGCCGTCGCGCTACCGGTGACCGCGCTGATGGTTGCGGTGACCGTAGCCGCTACGTTCTGTCCGTCGCCCGTCGCGCTGCCGGCGACTGCAGAGGAGGTGACGCTGCTGGTGACGCCCGTTGCCTGCGCGTCAGCGGTCGGGCTCCCCGAGATCGCGCTAATCGTCACCGTCTCCGTGGCGCCCGGCGCATCGTTGCCCGCCGTAGCGGAGCCAGCGATAGCCGAGATGGTGGCGCTGTTGGTGACGGCGACGGTTTGCGCATCTGCCGTGGGACTACCTACTACAGCACTGATCGTAGCGGTGACTGTTGCGGCGGTGTTCTGTCCGTCCCCGGTGGCGCTGCCCGCGATGGCGCTCGCGGTCGCGGTATTGGTGACGCCCGTCGCGCTGACATCCGCCGCGCCAGTGACCGCGTTCGCAGTAGCGGTGACCGTCGCCGCCGTGTTCTGCGAGGACGCGGTAGCGCTGCCGACGACCGCGCTCGCCGTGACGCTGACCGTCGCGCCCGGCGCCGTGGCATCGCCCGATGCCCCCTCGGGAACCTCCAGCTCAATCCACGAGACCTCCGCCCGGTACGCGACCTTGCCCGGCAGCCACAGCTGCGAGCGCGGCGCGTAGTGCCGGCGGAATGGCGGGCGAAAGACGTGCGACATGCTAGGTCAGGCCAGTTCCTCAAACCAGATGCAGCCCGAGCCGGTCAGCGCGTCGACCGGACCGGCGTTAGTCATGCCGATGGTCCAGTACTCGCCGGGCAGGATGATCGGGCGCATCTCCGGCGTGTAGATGACCTCCAGCGGGATGCGGACGTTCCAGCCGCGCTGTCCCATGTTCTGCAACGTGCCGGTGCCCGTGGCGAGGCGCGTGGTGTTGTTCGCCTCGACCACCGCGCCCGCCGCGACATCGTTGCGCCCCTTGGCATAGATGGTCGGCGTCGACCCGCCCGAGCCAGAGGTCACAGTGCTGAACCCGCGTACCTCCTCCAGTCGCAGAATCTCCTCGGCGGCGTCGCCAACGTCTGAGATTTGGAACAGCACAAAGCCGTGGATGGCGACGGGCTTGCCGCTAGCCGCGAGCACCTCGAAAAAGTCGAGCGCGGTCGTCGCCGCCCACGTCACGCTGTTGAACTGTGCTTGGTACATGCGCATCACGTCACCTCACAAGGAGCGCCGTCGGGAGGCCCCGAGGCGGCGTAAAGAGAATCGACTTTGGCGGATCGGTCCACGTCAGCACGACGAGACCACGCGCGCCGGTCCCGCCCGCGCGATTGGTCGAGCTATTGGTGCGTCCGCCCGAACCGCCGCCACCGCCCGTCGTGCCGCTGCTGGTGCCGACCGCGCCCGCGCCGCCCGCAGTGCCCGTACCGCCGTCGCTGCCGTAGCTCGCGCGCCCGGTGCCCTCTGTAGCAGTGGTCGTATCGCCGCCCGTGCCGCCCGATCCCGCGCCACCACCGCCACCGCCGGATGATCCCGTTGGGCCAGCACCCGCGCCGCCGTTGCCGCCCCGGTAGGTGGTGTCGCCAATCGACGTTCCCGCCGTGCCGTTACCGCCCGCGTAGGCCCCGGTGGACGCGCTACCGACGCCGCCCGGTCCGCCCTCGGCGTAGACCGTGCCTGCCGCGCTGAACCATGATGGGTTGCCGGTGCCGCCGGTGCCGCCCGCCGCGATCCCTGCCGTGCCGCCGGTGCCGACCGTGACCGTATACGGATTGCCTGCCGGTGAAACTGCGACGACCTTGATCGCGTATGCGCCGCCCGCGCCGCCGCCGCCTTGCGATGCGGTGTTGCTGCCGACGCCGCCACCACCGCCACCGCCGCCGACGCACTCGACCGTGACCGATGACACGCCCGCCGGGCAGTCCCACGTCGAAGTCGCGGTGAAGGTTTGCGTGCCCATCGCTTACACCGAGTACACGCCGACGCGCACCGCGCTACGGTCGGTGATGTTTGCCACGTCGGCGGAATCAACCGCCCACTCATACGTCCCGGCGGTGAAGCGTTGCACGGGATCGGCCGACCGCAATACTTCCGCCTTAAAAGTAGCGATTGCGGTTAGCGTTTCTGTAAAGCCCGTGATAGTGAACGTCGCGGCGATAGGCCCGGCCGCCCCCTGTATACGGTCCTCCGTCGCCTGCATGTCAAGCGACGGCCCGGCGTTTTCGCGGATCGTGTAGCCAGTGCCGGCGGCCTTCGCCACCTGATAATTCGGGTCGCCTGTCACACCGAATATATATTGC